TGTAGGTGTAGATAATAGTACAAGTGGAAGTGCATTATCACCTTTTGGATCAGGCAATCCTTTAGTAAGTGAGACATATGTTATTAAATCTATTTTAGTTACATCTGCAGGCACACCTAGTGTAACTGTTGTAAACAACAGTATTACAGCTATAAAATCCGTGCCATTAACAGCCAATCAAACAAAAGAATTATTAACTCAACCGCTAATAGTTGAAGGTGGAAAAACTTTCACAGTGCAATCAAGCACTTCAGATTCATTTGACGTAGCTATTAGTTATTTAAACATTAAGAAAGAGGTAACAACATAATGAATG